AGAAGTTTGGATAGGTTCACATTCTAAAGGAAATCATTACATATCAGATGGAATTTATATATATACTGCTAAAGGGGTAGGTTATAATCCTAATAACACATTCCAGAAATCAGGATATATAACTATTTTTAGATAAAATTTGGGTTTTATAAAAGAGGACCATACACTTAGTATATGGAATCTTTTTATTATAGATACGGACCTGTAGGAACCACAAAACCTTGGTATAACCCTATTCCTATAGACTTAGTAAATAAATGGGTTGAGGATTTTAAAAAATTAGATTTAGGTGAATACGAAATTTATTTGGGGGGCAAATATGTGATAGACCCACTCAATACAGATGATGTAGATATTTGTATAACAGGTCCTATCTATGATTATGTAAAATTATATGAAATTATGGTAGAGGGCTATGAGTTAGCACTAAATAAATATAACTTCTTTATTGATATCAAACATTATGACAATTTAGATTTTTTTAAATACCCAAGAATAGATGGGTTTCAAAGATACCATATCATGACTGAATTAGCAGGTATAGAACAAAAAATAGTTAATGGAATAGAAATTTTAAAAAACATAAAAAAAACATATATACCCCAATCAGATTTTATCCCTAAGGAACTTGCCGTAAACATAGCAACATTTCCTATGAAAAAACAAATTAAAGATGGAAGGGTATATAATCCTATTAAATTAAATTAAATGAAAGTTACTTTATTAAATGTTACTCCAAACGCTGAAGACCACATTGTGGAGGTGGCACGTGTATCTAGTTCACGTAAGAATAAGAAAGATAAACCAGAAGGCCTTCTTAAATACCTGGTACGACACAAACACTGGTCGCCGTTCGAGCACGGTCACGCGACGTTCGAGATTGAAACTTCCAAAGCCATCGGAATCCAACTCATCCGTCACCGTTCTTTCGCTTTTCAAGAATTTAGTCAACGATATCAAGATGTTAATCGTTTGGGAGATATATTCGAACCCATTGAATTACGGGCACAATGTGAAGATAACAGACAGAGCTCAACAGAGGTAATTGATCCTAAGATTCAAATGGAAACCAACCTATCTGCGTCTGAAACTATTGATGCTTTCTTAGGTAAAGCTCATTCACTTTATAATAAATTATTAGAAGCAGGTGTTGCACGTGAACAAGCTCGTATGGTCCTCCCATTAGCTACTACTACTAAAATTCATATGACAGGTAGTATTCGCTCATGGATTCACTTTTTAGAATTACGAGATGATGATCATGCACAAAAAGAAATTCAAATGGTTGCTAAGGAAATAAAGCGTATATTTATCAGGGAATTTCCTATAATCTCAAAAGGATTAAATTATGAATAAAAAAGAAATGAATTTAGAAGTTGTAAGATTCTCAAGCGAATCTGATTCAACAAGTGGCTTATTATTTGATATAACTGGTGGTAAGCGTAAATTTTTAGCCTATACTCTTGAAGATGAGTATAGGGAAGAAAAAATAATGCATGAAACACGTATCCCTGCAGGGACTTATGAAATAACCCTCCGCACAGTAGGTGGATTTCATACTAAGTATACCCACAAATATGGTGAAATGCATAAAGGTATGCTCTGGGTACGTAATGTTCCTGGGTTTGAGTATATCTTAATCCATACAGGTAACACAGATGAACATACTTCAGGATGTTTACTTTTAGGTGATACACAAACAAATAACCAAACCAAAAAAGGTGGTTTTACGGGTTCTTCAGTTCAAGCCTACAAACGAGTCTATCCTCCTATTGCAGAAATTTTAGATAATGGGGGAAAAGTAAATATAACTTATACTGATTACGATTCAATAGATTAAAAGTATGTATCAGATTAAAAGAAAAGCGACCTTTTGGTCGCTTTTTTTTGTTTTTTTAAAAATTTTTTCGTATCTTACGTGTGTATCAAAAAATATACACATGAAAAATTTATGTCTAATTGTATTAATGGGGTTAGTATTTAATGTTAAATCCCAAGAAGAAATTCCTGTAAATTATAGTTTACAGCTTAATTATATTAATTTCTTAAATCAAGGAGAATATAACTTACAAGGGTTTAGAATAGCATATTGGCCCAGAGAATATAGAACCCCTTACTACTATAGTGCTTCACGTAGTCTAGCGGGGCAGGGATTATATAGTAATGGGTCTGTGCGTAGAATATACCCTAATGATAATAATATTGGTTTTTTTCTAGATGTAGCTTTTACTCCACCAGACATTATTAAGGCAAATGAAAAGCAAACATTATCTTTAGGAATTATATTTCCTGTATTTAAAGAATTTATGGTTCATTTTGGTATAGGTTCTAAATGGAATAATGGAGAAGGAGATAATTATGAATCGGATTTAATATCTACTTATGGAATATCTTATTTATTAAGTAAAAGAGGATTAACCTTTACTTTAGCAAGACAACCCGAAAGATTTAGAGAATTATTTACTAGAGGTAATTCTAGTACAATGGTTGGGGTAGGATATACATTTATACGATAAACAATGAATAAAGGAGCAGCTTATTGGATGGATCTAAAATATTTTGATGATGAAGATCCAATTTTTTTAGCACAAGTTCAAAGAGGGATAACTAACTTTGTAAAAATCCTAACAGGAAAAGATATTCCTGTAGAATATGCTACATCAGGTGATTCTATGACTGATGGAGAAATAGTTTATATTGCTTCTAATCTTAAGGAAGATACAATAGATTATACAGTAGGGTTAGCTCTTCATGAAGCTTCTCATGTTTTATTAACAGATTTTGAATATCTTAATAAAGAAAAAGGAACCGTACTAAAAAGAGTACATAATATACCTGAAGAAGATCATGATAATGTATTTACTTTGATTAATTTTGTTGAAGATAAACGCATAGATAATTTTGTGTACTCAACCGCTCCTGGATATCAGTTTTATTATGAACAACTTTACCGTAAATCTTTTTATAATGAAATTGTAGATGAAAATCTCCAAAATGATATATTTAGAACTCCATCTTGGGATTCATATTTTTTTAGAATAATTAATATATTTAATCGTAATTCTAATCTTGACGCCCTACCTGGCTTGAGAGAGGTACGCGATTTACTCACGTTTAATCGCATAAGATCAATGCAATCTACGCGTGATGCTGTAGAAGTAGCTGTTAAAATTTATAACATAATTAAACCACATATTCAAGATGAAGAAGAAAAGGAAGATGGAGAAGATAAACCTTTAAACAATCAAGAATATAAAACTCGTGAACAGGTAGAACGTCAAAAGAATTTTATTAACTCGCAATATAGAAAAAAACGTGTTCATAAGAAGGTAAAAGAACAAGTTAATAAATTAGCTAATTCAGATACTAAAATTAATAATTATCCTTTATCTAAAACTACATCTATCCCAACTCTAATCACTAAAAACTGGGAAGAATATTTTACAGGTCCCTTTGGTCATAATGAAGAATCAGTTAATAAAGGGTTATTTTTAGGAAAACAGCTTCTTAAAAAACTTAAAGCTAGAAATACAGTTAAAAAAGATATTTTCGAAAACCAAAAAAAAGGTAAACTAAATTCTTCTAAATTATACCAAGCACCTTTTAATGAAAACCTATTTTACAGGATAGAAAAAGAAGATTACAAAAATGTTTTTATCCACATATCATTAGATCTTAGTGGTAGTATGAGGGGAGAAAAATTAGCCCAAACTATCCAAACAGCTGTAGCTATAGCTTATGCTGCTTGTAATATAAAAGGATTTGATGTAGAGATTTCTTTAAGAGGTACTATTGATCCTAATAAATCTAAATCTATGCATTCGTCTAATCAAGTTCCTATATTAGCTTATGCTTTTAATTCTAAAAAGGATTCTACAAAAAAATTAGAAAAATTTAAAAAACTTACTGTGTGCGGTATGACACCCGAAGGAATATGTTTAGATCAAATTAGAAAAGATTTGCCTTCTCCTTCTTACAATCAAGAAGTTTATTTAGTAAATATATCAGATGGGTTGCCTAATATAAGTTCAGCTTCTTATAATTTTAGTACAGCTATTAATCATACGGCTAAAGTAGTTAATGAATATAAAAAGGATAATATTGGATTATTGAGTTATTTTATTCATGATACTTGGGATAAAACACAAAAATCAGAATCAACATTTAAAAAAATGTATGGAAAGAGTGCTAAATATATTGATGTTAATAATGTATCTTTAGTAGCTAATACAATTAATAATCTTCTTCTTTCAAATACTATTAAGTCTTTTTAAAATATTACATATGTACCTCTAGAAAAATTAATGTAATGGGTTTAGAGGATATTTTATCTTATATTGAAAATATAATTGAAACTATTGAATTCGATGAGACCACTTTATCAGAAGTGCATGATAAACTTCAAGAACTAGCTATAGATCTTGAAGATAATTTAGTGACATCTGGGGAGGAAGAAGAAGAATTTGATTTTGGTGATTTTATATAATATGTATTAACGTCTTTTAAAAAATAGGTTATGGTTAAATTATTGAAAGTAATCTATTTATGGCTAAAGAATTAAATGAAAATACTGGGTTTCACGTTAGTATTAAGACCCTAGGAGGAATAGGGGTAGGTATAGCAACAGTTATAAGCATGTGGTTTGCACTTCAGGCAGATATAGCTGAAGCTAAAGAACTCCCCGCACCAACAGCCCCTGAAATAACGAGAATGGAATTTGACATGAAGGACCAATTAGTCCGTCAAACCATTATGACAACCCAGGAAGATGTCCAAGAACTTAAAGAAGATCTAGACAGAATTGAAGCTAAAATAGATAAATTAAATTAAGATGAAGTATCTTGTTTCGATTTTATCTTTTTTACTTGTTTCTACTAATGCAAGTAAACCCATATTAGAAGAAAAATCACCTTTATGTGGTGATGATATATGTGTTGTACAATTTAATGCAGCATTTAATTCAGCAAATGAAGTAAATTGGTTAAGTGAATTAACAGACTGTTCTACATCAACAGTAGATATTATGGCTGACCCAAGTTTACCACAAGATTATAAAATAGTTGTTGTACCTACCATTCTAGTCCTAGAGGACGGGGAGGAAGTAGCGAGGTTTCAGGCTAACATTATGATGACGATGGAAGCAACTCGTGAAGAGGTGCAAGAATCCATAGACGAAATCATAATGAGCAAATTTTAATGAAACATTTATTAACCTCCCTCTTATTACTTATTGGTCTTACATGTTTGGCTCAGCCAACATACTTAGATCTTACAATCCAACTTGATCAATATCCACCAGAAACTGCTTGGATAATAACTCAAGGAACTGATACAATTATTACTAGTCCTAGTTATGCTAATACACCTCCTAATACTTTAGTTGAACAAAGAGTATTCTTAAATTCTAATACTGATTATACATTTACAATTGTTGATACCTTTGGGGATGGTATTTGTTGTGAATTTGGAGATGGATTTTTTATAACTGCTAATAATTGTGATGGTGTAATATTTGAAGAATATGAATTTGGATCATCCATAGCTAGCTATGATTTTAATTTAACTCCTTGTGAATTACCTACCTCAGATATAACATTTAGGGTTAATTTAGCTAATGCACCACCAGAAATAGAAACCCCAGGTGTATTAGGTAACTGGAATGGTTGGCAAGTTATTCCTATGATTTATGATGAAGATGATGAATGGTTTGTAACAATTCCTATCCAATCAGGAAATTATATTTGGAAATTTGCTGACTTCAATAACCCAGATTTACAGGAATTACCTGTTGGTGTCGGTGAAAATTCATGTTTTTTATTTGATGGTAATGGATTTGTAAACAGAACTCTAGAAGTAATTGAAGAAGAAAATCAAATGCTTCTTAACTATTGTTGGGAATCATGTTTACCTTGTGGTGCTATTCCTGGATGTTCTAACCCTAGTGCTATTAACTGGAGTCCTTGGGTTAATTTTGATGATGGGTCATGTGTAACACAAAATATTGATTGTCCTTTAGGTGAAGCACCAATTGAAATAGTAGTTACTCCTGATAACTTCGGACCAGAAACTAGTTGGATTTTATTTGGGGACCAAGGAGGTATAACTTCCGCTCCTATAGGCACGTATTCAGGAGCAGCACCAGGTATCCCAATTTCTACTGCTATATGTCTACCTATAGGAGCTGATTATGATGTAGTAATAGCTGATTCCTATGGTGATGGATTATGTGCTTCATGCGCTACTAATAACCCTAACTTAGAGAGTGGTAATGTTCAAATATTCAACTGTAATGGAGATACTTTATATAACCTCCAAGATGAATTTCCTGATGGAGATTTTGGATACGAAACTTTATCTACTATGTTTACCCCAACAGTATGTGGTGATATAACTGATATAGTAGGTTGTACCGATCCTGATTTTATAGAATACAATCCAGATGCTATTATAGATAACCCACTTGAATCTTTTTGCGTTACTCCTATTGTATTAGGATGTTTAGATGAAACCCAATTTAACTATAATCCTGAAGCTAACACTGAAGATGTTATTCAATTTTGTGATTATACTTTAACTATTACAGATGGTGTTGGAGATGGTTGGTTTGGTAGTTGGATTGGAATACACCAGCAATGGTATTTTTCACCCCAATACCAAATGGGTCCTAATGATGGTACTGAATTATCATTTAATGTACCCGGTTTAGATGCTTCTAAAAAAACTTATATATATTTCTTTACTACTCCACAATCAATTAATACTATTCAACAGTGTGGATTTACTTTAACCAATCCTGGGGGTGATGTTATTTTAGATATTCCTTTCTTTAGTGCAGTTCCTTTTACTGAAGAAAGTGGATGGTATGTTTATGAAATAGATTTATATTGTGGTAATACATGTGAAGAATTTATTTATGGTTGTTTAGATAATATAGCAGTTAATTATAATGAAGAGGCAAATACTGAAGATGAAAGCTGTTATTATCAACCAGGTTGTACTAGTGCTGGTTATTTAGAATATTATACTCAAGGATTTGAAGCCGATTTTGATAATGGTAATTGCCAAACATTAGCAGTATTTGGTTGCACAGATATAGATGCCTTTAATTTTGATGAAGGAGCTAATGTAGACAATGAAACATGTGTTGATAAAATATTTGGTTGTACTAATGAATTAGCATTCAACTATGATCCATTAGCTAACACTGATGATAACTCATGTATACCCATTATAGAAGGTTGTACTAACCCTGAGGCATTAAATTACACCCTTGAAGCCAATACAGAAGACTTCAGCTGTATACTTCCAATTTTAGGTTGCACTGACCCAACATCATTTAATTATAACCCACTAGCTAATACAGATGATAATTCATGTATAGAAGTAGTATTTGGGTGCACAGATGAAACTGCGTTTAATTATGATCCTCTAGCTAATACAAATGTAGGATGCGAATCTATAGTTGAAGGATGTACTGATATAGAAGCCTTTAATTTTAATGTTAGTGCTAATGTAGACGATGGATCATGTGAATCTATAGTATTTGGTTGTACAGATGAAACTGCTTTTAACTACAACCCAAATGCTAATACGAATGTTGGTTGTGAATCCGTAGTTGAAGGTTGTACTGATGAAGAAGCTATTAATTATGACCCCCAAGCCAATACTGATAATGGTACTTGTGAAGCTGAAATATTTGGTTGTACCGACCCTACAGCATTTAATTATGATGAGTTAGCAAACACAGATAATGGATCTTGTGAAGAAATAATATTTGGATGTATAGATGAAACAGCCTTTAATTATGACCCATTAGCTAATACAAATATAGGGTGTGAATCCTTTATTGAAGGTTGTACTGACCCATCAGCATTTAATTATAACCCAGAAGCCAATACTGAAGACTTTAGTTGCATTGAAGTAATATATGGTTGTACTGATCCACAAGCAGCTAATTATGATGAAGAAGCAAATACAGATAATGGTACATGTGAAACAGTATATGCTAACTGTGTAGATTCAGTAGTTGAAACTTATAATTTATTAGAATTAGAAAGTGAATGCTTTGCTTGGGTAATTGATGTTAGCCCAAGTTGTTGTAATAATGAATGGGCAGATGGGTGTCAAACCATTTATAATTACTGTGATGAAAATACAGTAACTAATATAGTAGAGTTTGGTGAAACCCAAATAATTGTATTCCCTAACCCAACAAGAGATCGCATAAATATCGCAAGTAATTTGCGTATAAACGCAGTCCTCTATAACTCCATAGGACAGCCCGTGTTACAAGAAACTAACGTAAATCAATTAGATTTAAGTCAATTTGAGGCAGGTATTTATAATTTAATCCTAACTTATAATGATCTTATGTTTACTAAAAAAATTGTTAAACAATGAAAAAGCTTTTAATCACTTTATTATGTTGTGTACCTCTTTTAGTACAAGCCCAACAACTTAAAGATTGGGGTAAAAAACAACTCAAATTTGCTACTTTTTATACCGCTGTAACGGGTAATAATTCATTAGCAGATATTAGTATTTACTCTATAAATCCTGCCACTGGTATTTTAGAAGAAAACATTGAGTCTACCCCTTTTGATTATACCCTAGCTTTTGGTGTTAGAAAAATAGCTCGTTTGGATTATGAAAATAGAAAAAATGTATTCTACAATGGTACTGAAACATCAGTTTCAGATGCTGCTACAGTAGGTAATGTAGAAGGCTTAGAATATTTATTTGAATTTGATTATAAAAGACAACAAGGAAGTAAATTTGTTGATCAACAGCACTTTTTAAGATATGTTCATGATCATTGGATTTTAAAAGTAGAGTATGTGCAAGATGGCTTTGCTGATCTAAGATATTTTGAAGCTTCACAACGCTATAGATATAATATAGCTAAAGAATTTTCTCTAAACATTGGTTTAGTTCAACGTTTTTCTGAACCCTATGGATTTGATCCCTTATCTGAATTAGCGGGAGCTGATTTTACAAACATAGCTATTGAACAAGGTTATGGTACTAATTTTGAAGGAGAATGGATTAACCCAAGTGGAGATATAGTGGCCGAAAATAATATAGTATGGAATGCTGTTACTCTTCCTAACGTATTAAATGAATATGTTGATCAAGAAAGAGCTTTGTTACCCTATCAATGGAATCATTCATTAGTATTAGGATATGATTATTATCACTATACTAAATCATTTTGGCTCCACTCTTGGGCAAGTGTATTACCTCTCCATGTAAGTGCTAAAAACGAATACTCATATACCAACTTTGTTGATGGTAATACTTGGTTTGACTACACAGGCGGTTTGATTTTAGGGTGGCAAGTAAATAAACAATTAGGATTATTTTCCCAAGGAAAATACCATAAATACTGGAATAGATCGTGGCATGATTTTTCAGTCGGTTTTAATTATAGAATAATTTAAAACAACACAATCATGGCATTTAAAGATATTTTTAAAGACGAAAACGACATTAACGAAAAATCAGTAGTTGGCTTTGCAGCATTTGCTATTATGGTTTTATTTGCTATAGCGGATTTAACCACAGGATATATAGGTAAAGATTTAATAATTAATGATTATATTTATAATTCATTTGTTATTATAACACTGGGTAGCTTTGGTATAGCGGGGCTAGAAAAATTTGCTAAATAATGTATGAATACAAAGCAATAGTAGATAAAGTAGTTGATGGTGATACTATCGATTGTACTATTGATTTAGGTTTTAAAACCTGGAAAAAAATAAGAGTTCGAATGGCGGGTATTAATACCCCTGAATCGAGAACAAGAGATTTAGAAGAAAAAAAATTAGGCCTTGCCGCTAAAGATAGATTAGTAGAAATCCTAGAATGTAATAATAATAAGTGTGTATTAAAAGTTTCGGGTGTAGGAAAGTTTGGGAGGGCTATAGCTACGGTTTTAGTTGATTCAATTTCCCCCCTAAATGGTAGTGATGGTATAACATTAATTAATGTTAATCAACAATTAATTAAAGAAGGACATGCTGTTGAATATCATGGGGGAAAAAGATAATATACGTATGTATATAACTAATGTATTATGCATAAAACTATTAATTGGTCAGGTTACGAGTGGATAACTAGAGAAAGGTGGGGTAATGTCCATGCTGATAAGCTTTATTGTTATTATAATCCCAGTTGTGTTTTTATAGATAACTATAAATATTTACATCTTTTAACTAAAAAAGAGCCCAAAAAATTTAAAATCAGACAGGGTGATCAACAAACCGTTATTGAATCTCCTATAGGAGTAGGTTTAATTTCATCTAAAGAAAAATTTGGGTATGGTTATTATGAAATAGAAGCTAAATTACCTTTAGGAGAAAATTTATGGCCCGCATTCTGGATGTGGAGTTGGGAAGGATGGCCTCCAGAAATAGATGTTTTTGAAGGTTATACTGATAATCGTAAAGGATATTTAAAATTTAATCGTTTTAACCCCTTTGGATTTTATAATTTAAACTCGAATTTTCATTATAAAGATATTAAAACTAGTAAAAATGCCAATGTTAAAGCAAAAACACATTTTTTTGGTTTTAAAAACCCCGCTACTAATTTTATTAAATATGGTCTTAAGTACTTAGAAGATGAAATTACTATTTTCTATAATGGAAAGGCTGTAAGATCTTTACCTAAAGATTTATTACAATATTTCAAAGGACATTCAATGAATGTTATCATTAATAATCATGTAACTAAAGAAGTAGATGTAACCAAAGAAAATTACTCAGATTTTATTATTAAAAACTTTAAGCATGAGCCTTTGTAATTTTTCTATATTTATAACAAAATAACCAACAGATGGCTAACAAACTGACTGAAAATAATGATAATTTTTATGGGTATAAAAGAAGCCCTAAAAAACGTGCTAAGGCTTCTGAGTCTTATAAGGGTGTAGATATGGAATTTGAATCAGTAAATCCCTATGAATTTAAAAAAGGAATGTATTGTGAGTTAGAAAAAATGGGTACTTCTCTTAGGGAGTCTGAATCTGATCAAAGAGAAAAGGCTACTGAAACTGTTCTTAAAAATTTAAAAGATGTTCCTGCTTATTATTCTTATATGGAACATTATGAAGCAACTACTCGTAATATGGATAGAAAACCTTCTTTTAAAACTTTCTTAAAAGAATTAGAAGGCCATTCAATGAAAGAAGTAGGTGAAACCTTTACTGAAGATAAAATGAAAGAAATTAAGCTTAAAGAAAATATTAGAGCTGAGGTTAGAAATAAGATTAACGAACTTTTTAAAAAATAAAATAAAATGACTATTGAAGAATTAAACAAACTTATTAAAGAAGAGCTTGATGCTTTTCTTGAAGCTGAGGGTGATGATGATACCGAAGGGGGTGATGATATTGAGGTAACTACTGATGAACCTGCTATTGACACTGGTGAAGAAGCCATGGATTTACTCCGTCAAATTTATGATATGATTAAGCCACAGGTTGAACCCGAAGGTGGGGATGATATGGATATGGATATGGGTGACGAGGAAGCTCCTGTAGATGATGAAGCTGCTGATGAGGAGCCAGAAGAAGATCTTGATGAAGCCGTTGATAACCATACATTCTTCAGAGGTGATAATGCTAATCGTGTTGTTCCTAAAGCAAAAGATGTACAAGGTACACGTGAAAAAGCTTCTTTAAAAGAAGGATTTGAAGGAGCAGCCCGCCTTAAAAAACTTGCTAATATTAAAAAATAATTTCAATGGTCAATATAGACGCTTTATTGTCAGAATGGGCGTATAGATGTGAGAAGGGCTATCCAGATATGGATAGCCCCTCTGATCTTAAGGTTCTTAAGGATATCCTTAATGAATGGGAAATTTCACTGCCCGAGTTTCAAGAACAAATTATTACAGAACAAGAAAAACCTTCAAAAAGATCATCTGCCTCAGTAGTTCAGTTAATTCAAAAAATGGCTAAGGAAGGGGTATTAAAGGATAATCATATAGAATTTTTAACTAGATATCTTAATAGCAGGCCATTCCAAGAAAATATTGATGAGTATTTAGGTACTAAAAATATTGATGGAAATACTTTTGGTAAAGACGAAACTGCCGCTAACGAAAAGGTATTTCAAGTATTACAATCTGAAGAACAAGTAGATAAATTTTCAGAGTATATAAAAAATCCACTTAAACTCTCTAATTTGCCCGAGAGAGGTAATTTATTTGATGAAGTTAAAAAAGCATCTGGGCTTACAGATTTAGTAATACAAAAATTACTCCATATAAAAGGCCAAGAAGAAGGAAGAGGTGTTGGTAAAGCAGAGATATTCTTATCTATGTTTTTTGGTGATGTTAAAATGAGAGTAGTAGGGAAAGGTGATTTAACATGGAACGGAAAATATCTAGAAGTGAAAGGATCTTCTGCTAGATTAGGGGGAAGAGGTACCCCATGGCAAGGATTTAAAAATTCTATTTTAGGTCAATTAGCACAAGAATACGATAAAAGTGATAGAAATCTTTCTAGTTTAATTAAAAACCTAGCAGATGAAGTTGACCCACCTACTGATATCCCAAAATTAAGAGATGGTATTAAGGAATTTGCTAATGCTGTTTATGGGAAAAGTGATATAATCGATAAAGTAGTTGATGAATTATCTGAAGAAGATTTAAAAAATGGAGAGAAAGTTAAAAAAGCTTTAATTAAATTATATTATACCCATTATACTAAAGCAGAAAATGTTGATCACTTTATATTTGTAAATACTTCTATTAAGAAAAATAAAGAGGGGGAAAAAACATTTGCGCCTGCTAATTCTAGGTATCGCTTATTTAGTGCAGATGATATAGAAAAACTTATAGATACTAATCAGATGATAACAACATCATCTCCTGCTGTAGATAACCTATATCCATCTCTCAATACAATTTAATTTGGCTTTTCATCTTTCTTTATGTATCTTCCCTTACTGTAGGGGGTAAGGGTAAGGGTCGCAACGGATCGCACAGTCGCATATTATGTCATTAAACAGTTTTTTCGATAGTATAGATACAGACGCACAGTTCGATGTGTGGCGTGATTCTATCAAGCAAAAATTAATTCACTTAAAAAACACAATTCCCTTAGAAAATAGAAGGGAATTGCACTATGTTGGTGAAACATTAGAATTCCTTGATTCACTTAATATTTTAAGTAGTGATTTTTTAGCCCATAACCCTGAAGCACAAAGTAAAACCCATTTTAAAGAAAGATTAAGAGTGTGTAATTCTTATTATGAAAAATTTGGAAAACGGTAAAATGGTTCGTATATTCATTAAAAATATTTAATATGGCTTATAAACAACAATTACAAACGGCATTAGACCGTTTAGATCAAGGATTAGCTCGTGTACACAGTTTAGTAAAACGTGGAGAAAATGCAAAAGCACTTCATTTTATGGAAAATGATTTAAAAGAACTATATGAAGAGTTGCAAAATATAATTTCAATTCAACCTTCAAATCATAACCCACAAGTAGGATTCTTAGAATGATAGGAGCAGATCAAATTAAAGCTAATTTTGAATCTTTTAATAAGGTTTTAGAAGCAAATTTTAAGGACGAACGTCTTAAAAAATTAAAAACCCTTACTGACTGTCTAAAGGAACGAATGATGTTTGCTCCTGCGTCTACTAAGGATTGGTTTAATAACGCATTCCCTGGTGGTTATTTAGATCATGTTTTACGCGTAAATAAAATAGCTAACCAACTACATAAATTATATATGTTTCATGAGGCTAATGAGTCTTACACAGAAGAAGAACTTAATTTTGTATCTTTATTCTGTCAATTAGGTAAATTAGGTGATTGGGATAATGAATATTTTACTAAAAATGATTCTGACTGGCATGTTAAGAATTTAGGTATGGTATATAAATTCAATGAAAATGTACCAGCTATGAAAATTTATGACCGCACTATGTATCTACTACAGGATGCTGGTATTAAAATTTCACATAATGAATATCTATCTATTCGTAATCAAGAGGGTTTATTTGATGAAAGTAATAAGTTTTATTTTTACAGTGGACAGAAAGAAACTAAATTTAGAAGCCACCTCCCATTATTAATTCATCAAGCTATTCAAACAGCTCAAGAAATTGAATATCAAATGTGGAGTTCTGGAAATTCGGTCATACAACAACCGTCTAAACCTGCAAATGCTTCCAAAGCTGATAAAAGTATAAGGAAAGCTAAAGCAATTAATACTGAAAATAACCCCAATTTCAACGAAAAAACAAAATCAATCATTGATTCATTCTTCACAGACTAATGGAAATTATAATAGGAATATTAGTAGCACTTTTAATAGTAGCTGGCTTTGCACTTCGTAATCTCGTAAAGAAAAACGAAATATTAGAGGACTTTATATCAAAACAAAGCGAAGCTATTGATTATTGTGATAAAAGATTAAAGCAAATAGATGATAAAGGATCATTTATTGCTGATGATGAGGTAGGTTGGTTTTTTACCGAACTTGGGAATATACAGGAGGCACTAAATGAATTTCGCCTTCGCTAACTTACATGCCCCGAAAAAAAAGCAAAAGACTGTATTTTACAGAGGATACCGAACTAGCAATTGTAGAATATTTAGCTAGTGAAGATCAAAGTGAAAGAAATAAAATCTACAATTCAAGGATCCATTATTCCTTTTATAAATTAGCTGAAAATCTTATTCATACTTTTAAGTTTTATTATACTGAGGTTGAAGACTTAGAGGATTTAAAACATGAAGTTGTAACATTTCTGTTAGAAAAATTACATTATTTTAAAGTTGGGAAAGGAAAAGCTTTTTCTTATTTTAGTATAGTAGGAAAAAATTATCTTATATTATATAATAATAAGAATTATGCTAAAAAGAAAGCTAAAGTAGATTTACTAGAAGCTGATACTGATAATGGTGTATTAAACACTATGGAAAATAAAGAAAGGCTAAAAGAAAAAGTAGAATTTTTAGACCTTTTTATAGATAAAGTTGATCGTAAATTGCATGTTATTTTTAATAAACAGGATGATTTAAAAGTAGCTGATGCGGTCTTAACTCTTTTTAAAAAAAGAGAATCTTTAGAAATATTTAACAAAAAAGCACTTTATATTTATATTCGTGAGATTACGGGATGTGATACACCTGCTATTACTAAAGTAACTAAGGTCCTTAAAAAATATTATATTAAGGCCTATGGACAGTGGGAATCTGGAAAACCAATAGTTCTATAACTCATATATTTATTATTATGAGTAACCCACTTGATATATTATTATTTAATGGAAAAACATCATCTGATGTATTTAAGGAAATATACGATAATAGTAAGAAAAAAGATAAACAAATAAATTCTTTAATTGCTGAGTTAAAACCCTTAATACAAAATATAGGAGATGCCCCAGTAGTAGTTCCTCTTATTAAAGAATATTTAGAAGTAAGTGTTAAAAATGATGAACATCTTATAAAGATGATGGCGGTCATTCAAAGAATGCAAAACAATAATGGTTCTAGTGGGGGTGATTCATTACTAACAGATGAAGAACTTAAACAACTTCAACAAATAGCAGAAGAAGTAGCAACTGATGGCAAGAAACCAACTACAAAGTCTTAAAGGACAATCTTTTAATGGAACTGTTACTTCTCCCAATACTCCTTCTATTTTTATAGGAAGGGTTTTTGATATTATATTAGATGATAAACATCCATTTTTTTCTAAAAAATTAAATGGGTTTGATTCGTCTTACATAGGATGTGTTTTTTGGGGGTCTCTTGCATTAAAAGAGGGGAAAAAAGAAATAGACCCATTAACTCTTAATATAGCTAAACCTTATTTTAATTCGTTTTCTTATTTTCCTATAAAAAATGAAATTATAAGTTTAATATTAGCTCCTAATAAAAACCATTATGAACAAACCCAGGGCTTTACTTCTAATGCAGAATATTATTACTTTCCCCCTGTAAATATTTGGAATAGTAGTGGATATAATCCTTTACCATTAGATAGTGATACTAAAACTAAAGGCAAAAAAGTTAATCAATATATTAATAGTATTAATAATATTAATATCCAGCAGGAAGAAACACAAATTGATTTAGGACAATATATAAACGAAGATAAAGTATCTAATACAAAAAATATGGTTCCTTTTGAGGGAGATATGATTTTAGAAGGCCGATTTGGTAATAGTATTAGATTTGGGTCATCTAATCCTCGTGGAAAAAATGCTTGGTCTGAAAATGATAGCGAAGGAGAACCCATTACTATTATATCTAATGGTCAAACTAATAATGGCGATATAATTGTAGAAGATATAAATAATGATGCAAGTTCAATATATCTAACCTCAAATCAAAATATATCTAATATTTCTTTATCTACCAATAATTTTAAAAGTCTAAATGCTAATTTTAATGAATTAGAAAGCGCAAATAATACTATTAAATCATATGGGTTAAGCGAAATCCCTAATACTAACAGTATTGGGTATAATGAAACTTCTATTGAAAACGAAACAGGACCCGATGACCAATCCAATGATAGAGACGATATTGGTTCTCCTGAAGAATATACAGGTCCAGAAGAATTAACTAAATACCCGGGATTATATGAAGATAATTCTAGGGGATTAAGAGAAGTATATGCTATACCTCAAAGATTTACCCAAAGAAATGGTCTTAGATTTGTTACTGATTTACTTATTAATCCCCTTATGGAAATGTTATTAGCCGCTGAAACAGAGGGGGTTACTCTTACAGTTAATAGTGGATTTAGACCTCCTATTAATAATATAATAGATAAAGATGGGAAAATTGTAGGTACAAGCCAAAAAGATTTGAGAGTACAAAATTTAAAAAATAAATTTAAAGAAAAATTAGCTGAACCATGGTTATATAGAACAACAGTCACATCTCCCTTTACTCTTAATGACATATCATATAATATAGGGGATACTTATACGTTAAGTCCTCAAAAAACACACTTCTCTCCTTTAACAGCACCCTCGTATACCTCAGGTCATGGAGCTTCTACCGCAATAGATTTTCAAACAGGTGGTGGGAATAATTCTAAATTTGATTGGTTATGTTTTAATGGATGGAAATATGGATTTATAAGAGTTGTAGCATCTGAATCTTGGCATTTTAAGTATTCCCCAAGTCAGGCTAAAAATGGTCCAACAGCTGTATTACCATATACTTATGGTAGTGATAAGAATAATTGGAACGATGTATTTGGACCTAATGAACCTAATTGGAATATAGTATAATGGTATCTCCTAATCAATATCAAGGAAAACAAGTAATAATTACTTCAGATAGGTTATTATTTAATAGTAGGGAGGATTCCTTGCTTACTTCTAATGGTCATGTAGTTTTTAGTACTAATAAGGATTTTCATTTTAATACTGATGATCTTAATAATGGTAAATTTGCAGTAAACAGTGCTAAAATTCATTTAGGTATTATAAAAGACAGTAATCCTGGATTAGCTAATAACCCTGCAGTAAAGGGCAAAGAATTAGAAGATTTACTAGAAGGGTTATTAAACCACCTTAATACTCTATACACAGCAGTTTTACCATTGTTAAATGGGTTAACTACTGTACCTGGGGCACCAACAGTTCCCAGCCCTTCAAACCCGGCATTAATATCACCTCTTATAAGTGAATTAAATACTTTAAAGGCACGGATTAAGACAATTAAAAGTAATAATGTTTACATAAAATGACTGAATCATTTAAAACTACTATATCGTCTATGGTTAGAAAAACTAATGAGATTAGAAATAAAACTTATTATTTTTCAGAAATAGTACCTTTTGTTGATGGACAAATTACTACAAATATCCCTAGAATGGGGGTTGTTGGTGCTATATTATCTTCAACCATTGAAACCGAAGCTGAACTTTTAAGTCTCCAAAATAAATTTATAAAAATTAAAAGGGACTGTCATAAGTTAGAATCACAACTATTTAAATACCAAGGGGATGTTCAAAATATATTAAATACAACTAACCTAATTAGAACTAGATTAAATAACCTATACTCACTTATAAATACATTATCCCAAACAGTCCCTTTTATTAGAAATATCGTAAGGTTAGCTAGAGGAATTATAGCTTTACAAGTATCAGTTCCGGTTGCCGGGGGTAATGTTTCAGGTGCTCTTATAATAAAACAAAAAGAAATTATTGATAGGGTATTAGCCAAATTAGAAGAAATATTAGCACTACAAAAAGTATTTAATAGTGTTGCTGGTCCTTTGATAGTAGTAGCTGAAGAAGTAGATGAAATTTTAATACCAGTATCTAATAAATTATCAGAATTAGGTGTAATTTTGGCCGCAAGGTGTAGAGATATTGATCTTTTACTTCTTCAAGTATTAGCTCAATCTAATGTAAATAATGATCCTAATCTTGTTGTTACTTCTGATGGTACACCTACTTTTAATATTATTTCTAATTTTGATATAGAAAGAGTAATAGATAATTTAGAAATATCTTCAAAACCTAAATTTATTGAATATCTTCGTGAAAATGGTAACACTGGATATCAAATAACTAAAAATTAATATATTTATTAAAAACTAATAATTATGAAAGCTAAACAATTTGAAAAATTTATTAGAACAGTTGTGCGTGAAGAGATAGATTCTGCTTTACGTAGAGAAATTTCCTTTTTAAAAGAAGAACTTTTATCTTCCCCTACTAAACCTATTAATAATAGGGGAAATGTAGAAGAATTTAGAAACAAATTAAGAGAACAGGTAGCTCCTCCTCCTAATTTTAACACAGGAGATAATACTTTAGACTCTTTACTCCAAGAAACTGCAACTACCCCTTCTTGGGAAGATAAAATGGCTGCTAATGATCCTGTAACTCAATTTATAAATAAAGATTACAGACCCGTTATGGACGCGATAGAAAAGAAAAAAGACTATAGACCCTAATGGCTATTATTAAAAAAACAGGATATAGAATAGATCCCCTAGACCTTAATACACGTAAGGCTTTAGGGGTAAAAGTTCCATTTAATAAAAAAAATATTTTTGATTTTAATTATACTACTAAAGATCAAATTAAATCTAATTTAATTAACTTACTTTTAACATCTCCCGGGGAACGTTTTCATGAACCTACTTATGGTGTAGGATTAAGAGATTATTTATTTGAACAAAGTACTGATGATTTTAATAGTAAAATTTCTAGGCTTAAACAATATATTAACCAAAAAATTGGGGTACATATACCCCAAATAAGATTAAATAATCTAAAAGTATCACCTATTAAAGATAATAATAATTTATTAATTAACTTAAGTTATACCATATTATTAGATAATGATACTAATCAAATATCCCTACAATTATAATGGCTTATTCTAAAATAAATAATACCCCACAAAAAGATATAAAATATCTTAATAAAAATTACAACCAATTAAAACAAAATTTAATTGAGTTTAGTAAAAATTATTTTCCTGATCAATTTAATGATTTTTCGGAAAGTAACCCGGGTATGATATTCTTAGAATTAGCAGCTTACGTGGGCGATGTATTATCCTTTTATACTGATACTCAAATTCAGGAAACCTTTATAGAAACTGCTCAGGAAAAAACTAACCTTTTAGCATTAGCATATACTTTAGGATATAAACCTAATATATCATCCCCTTCTACTACTGAATTAGATTTATTTATAGAAATTCCTGCTAAGGGTAATTCCCCTTATGCCCCAGATTATGACTATGCTATAACTATTAATAAAAATTCATCTTTTTTAACTACTGCAGGGGGGAATGGTACATCATTTTTAATAGAAGGTGATGTAAATTTTCAAACTAGTTCTTCTTTATCACCCACCTCAGTTACAATTCACCAGTTAAATGGTAGTAATCCAGAATATTATCTTCTTAAAAAAACCGTAAAAGCTATTTCGGCTGAATTAAAAACCAAATCTTTTGAAATAGGTAATGCACAAAGATTCCTAACCTTAGAATTAAATGACACTAATATTATAGGTATAGAATCCATAGTTGATAGTGATGGTAATAATTGGACTGAGGTTCCTTATTTAGCACAAGAAACCATATTCGAACAGGTACCTAATATTGAAGCTAATAATCCTAACTTAAAACAATATGGTAATGATACTCCTTATCTATTAAGGTTAAAAAAAGTACCTAAAAGATTTGTAACTAGATATACTTCTAACAATATATTACAAATTCAATTTGGTGCTGGTATCAGTGGAAACGCTGATGAAGAAATAGTTCCTAACCCAGATAATATTGGTTTAGGAGTTAGAGATGGAAGATCTTTAATAGATTTTGCATATGATCCTTCTAATTTTCTTTATACTAAAGCCTATGGTGAGCCTCCTTCTAACACAACCTTAACCATAACCTATTTAATAGGTGGTGGAATTTCATCTAACATAGACACTGGTATTATAACTCGAAAAGGTGTAGTTAATACTAGTTCTAATCAAGGAAATTTAACCCAATCTACATTAGATGATGTAGTAAGTTCAATAGCAGTTAATAACCCTATCCCTGCTACTGGGGGTGGGCCTGGTGATTCTTTAGAAGATATAAGACTAAATGCTGCTGCTAATATGGCAGCCCAATTAAGAACCGTATCTAAAGAAGATTATATTATAAGAACTTTAAGTATGCCCCAAAGATTAGGTAGTATATCTAAGGCGTATGTTATTAAAGATGATCAAATTACTGCTGATTCATCTGCCCGTATAGAAAATCCTAATGGTTTAAATTTATTTGTGCTAGGATTAAATAAAAATAAACAACTTACTACTATTAATGCCGCTACTAGACAAAATTTAATAACATATCTGGAACAATATAGAATGTTAACAGATTCTATTAATATTAAGGATGCAGCTATAATTAATTTTAATGTTGATTTTGAAATAACTGCTTTTAAAGATTTTAATAATAATAAAGTAATTTTAGAGTGTATACAATCACTTAAAAATTATTTTGACATAGATAACTGGCAAATTAATCAGCCTATTATTATTAATGAGGTATATAACGTTATAGGTAAAGTACCTGGTGTTCAAAACGTAGAATATGTTAGTATTAATAATAAAGCAGGAATATCCTTAGGATATTCACCGTATTCATATGACTTTGATTCAGCAACTATAAATAATGTTATATATCCCTCTCTTGATACTAGTATTTTTGAATTAAAATATCCTAACTCTGATATAAAAGGTAGAGTAACTAATTATTAATTATGGCATATTATTTTTTATTTCCTGAAAAGGATACAACAATATATTCACATCCTAATAGACAAGACCTTAATACAGGTATTGTAGAAAATTTAGAATTAACTTCTGAAAAGGGGATTACTAATAATCTATATTATCCTTCAAGATTTTTAGTCCAATTTAAAGATTCTGAAATAAATGATATTATTAATAATAAAACTAACGGATCAATTTCAGCAGATTTAAAAATATTTTCTACTGAATTTAGCAAAAATATACCCCAAACCCAAACATTAGAAATATATGCTATTTCCCAATCATGGACTAATGGCACTAACAGATATAATGAAAATCCTAACTTTAATAATATAACTAGCAATGGGTGTTCTTGGTTATATAGTGACAATGGTACAGATAAAACCTCTTGGACTACTTCATCTTTTAATACTGGAACTACAGGTAGTTTTAGTGGTAGTGATAAAGGAGGAGGTGTATGGTATACAGGAAGTGGATTTGAATATAATCAAACATTTAATTTAGTAAATGATTTTGATATAAATGTTAATATAACAGATACTGTACTAAAACATTATTCATCATCTCACCTATCGTCAAATTACCCTAATGGAATTCCTAATAACGGGTATATTATAAAAAAAGAAAACGACATATTTAATAATTCTACAGATCAAGGTACTTTAAAATACTTTTCATTAGATACTAATACTATTTTTTCACCTGCTTTAGCTATTAAATGGGATGATTCAAGTTATGTAACAAGTAGTGGGGCTACAATATTAAATAGTGGTAAATTACAAATAAACATTAATAATAATAGGAAAGAATACAAACAAAGTGAAGAAAAAACATTTAGAATTAGTTCTAGAAAACAATATCCTACAAGAACTTTTACTACATCTTCAAATTACTTAGATATTAATTACCTAACTACATCTTCTTATTATAGTATAGAAGATTACTCTTCTAAGGAAGTAATTATACCCTTTGATACTAACTATACAAAATTAAGCGCAGATTCTGAAGGTATGTATTTTAAAATATATATGAACGGATTACAACCCGAAAGATATTATAAAATCCTTATAAGGCATGATAACAATGATGGTATTGCCATATATGATGATAATTACTATTTTAAAGTAACTAGGTAATGGATAAACAAACTATTGAAATATCTAAAGATCTTTATAATAACTTGCAATATAAGCAAGTAATAGATACTTCTTTTTCTGAATTAAAAAATAGTAAAGAACCCTTATCTTTAGATAAATTTTTTAATGACTTTGATAGAATATTTTTAGATATCCCTATTGAAGGGAAACAAAGTCTTAATAGTATTTTTACTAGGATTAATGAAATTTTAAACCAGGGGATCGATCCTAAAGACCAAGAAATAGAAGATTTATTAAACCAAATTTCTTCTTTACAAGAAGAACTTAATAAAATTAAAGATGTTAGTGAAGAAGAAAGCCACCCATTATTTGAAAATGGAAAACTAATAAAAAATTCTTCTACAGATGAAAAATACATAATGGAAAGGGGTAAAAAACGCCAAATATTTGATGGAGATACTGAAAAAGTATTAATCCAATTAAATGGTGGTAATGTTAGTACTCCTTTTAATGAAGTTTGTATTCAATTACCTCCTTCTATAATAAATGGGATTGAAGATGGAGTACCTATAAATGATAGTAATTTCAATTTAGCCAACTCTACTATAGATCCCGAAATACAACGCCAGATATGGAATAGAGATTGGTCAGACCCCATCTTAAATATAGATTTTGCCAGGACAACTTATGGAGATATAGATGAATACCTATCATCTTTAGCTAGAGATTTAGATGCTAAAGATAGTGTAATTGAATTTATAGATGAACAAATAGAAAAACGTCTCGAAAATATACGAATTCTTCGTTCTGAAAAAAATCCTAATAATGAAGATAGAATTAAAGAATTAAGACAAGAAGTTGATGATTTAGATGGTAGTCTTGAAAATACTTCTTTAAGAAGAAATGAAGTACAATTAGCATATACTAGCCTATCTACGGATAGAAATTTATGGTTAGTAGCTGAAAGTAGCGGAGTTAGTACTCTTGATCCTTATAATAACCCTCTTATAAAATATAGTACACTAAGAGCTAATGCTAAATTTATGGCCGAAAATGATGTTACCCGTAAAAACTGGAAGAGACTAGATGAGGCCCTACAAGATATAGCTAATAGGCATAGAGGTGGATCTACATTAAGAACCGCAGAAGAATGGATAGCAGATACTATTGAAGAAATAGGAGGATTATCACCCTTAGCAGTAATAGGAGCAATAACTGCAGTAGGTGCCGCTACTATATTAACGGGTGGCGCCGCTTTAGCGGGAAGTGCTGCAGCAGTTACTGCAGGAGCCTCAGCAGCTGCAGGAGCCGCTTATACAGCGGGGGCTGCTGCGACAATTGCGGGTGCTGGTGGTGCTGGGATAACAGCGGCATTAGAATCTATGGGAGTATCAAATAAAAAGGCTGAAGATATTATTTTTATAATAGATGGCACTGTTAGAAAAGCCCAAGTTACAGGTTTTGATGGTACTGAACCTTTATTTACAGATATTGACATTTAATGGATATCAAAAAAACTATATTAGAACAAATTAGACCTGAAGATCTGGCACTTTTAGAAGGTAAACCTTTAAAAAGAAAATTCGGTAGGGAAGAAGACAATATTGAAATTCATGTATATAGCATGGATGATCAACATTTGATTACATTAAAGGATTTTACTGAATATGAAATTCCTGATGTCATAGATGACAATAAGGGGTATTTTAATGAAATTACTTTTAATCCTGATAATATTCTAAGAAAATTAGGATTAAATAGTGGGCAATATAAAATTAAGGTTAATTTTCACAGAAAAAAAATTCAAAATAATTTCGATAGAATATTTTTTATAGATGAAATATCACCCAGTAGAACAGAAATAAGAGCCAAACTTAACCCTAATATAAATTCTGCACCTTTAATAAAAGGTATAGAGGAATTAATAGTAGAATCACAGGGGGCTGACACCCCCTATTTTAAAGATTTTGCCCTTAACTTTGGAGAAAACATAATCCTAACGGGAGTTAATTTAGAAACAGAACCTAATCCTAACTTTAGTTTTTTAATTAAATTATATGAACCCATTCCTAATTCTATTGATTTAAAATCAAAATTTAGAATAATAGAAGAATTAACTAATCCTATAGAATACATAGTTGACTTAGGTATACCTGAAATCGAAATAGAAACTACAGAACTTAGAGGTCCTAATTTACGAATAGATACTCGTCTTAATTCTAGTATTCCTTCTAAATATAAATCCTATAATGAAATACTTAGATCTAATATTACATCATCCCTAAATAATGTTATAAATTCAATATCTGAAAGTATTCCTATATCGGTGGAATATGATAACTCCAACACTGACTCCGGATTTACATTTGAAAGTTTTACCCATTTTGGATCTGCAGAAGAAAAAATAAAAAATTTCAATTATAAATTAGAATTAATAGAAACCTATAATTCTCAAAGTAGTTATATTGAAACTATTAGTAATTATAACTCTAATCCTACATTAACCATAGAAAGACAAAATAATTTAAATTTAGCTAATAAAATTATACAAAACTTTAATGGTTATGAAAAATTTTTATACTTTGAAAGTGGAACCTATGCGTGGCCTAAATCCGACTCTAGTAAACCTTATAATAATAGACCAACTACTTCTTCAGAAGCACTAACTTGGTTTGGTAGTAAAATCCCCACAGATTCCAATTATGGAGGTCAAATATTAAGTGCTTCCCAATTTGATGACCAAAATCTTTATATACTAAGAAATACTATCCCACAATATATCCTTGATAACGATCAAAACAGTGAATTTATTACTTTTGTTGATATGGTAGGTCAACATTTTGATAATATATGGTTATATATTGAAAATATTACTGATAAAAACATAGCTGATAATTCCCTTAATAGGGGTATTTCTAAAGAATTAGTATTTAATGCTTTAAAAGAACGTGGTATCCCTGCTTTTGACCAATTCGAAAATTCAAGTTTATTTGAATATCTTATAGGGGGGGATATTAATGGTAATTTTCAATATCAAGCACCCACATCACAAAGTATGGTAAGTGCCTCTAATGATGGTTCAATCCCCAAAGAAGATATTACTAAAGAAGTATGGAAAAGATTATATCATAATACTCCTTATCTTTTAAAAACAAAAGGTACTGAACGTGGTATTAAAGCTTTACTTGCTTGTTATGGTATACCCGAAACCATCCTTCACGTTAAAGAATATGGGGGACCCGTAGCCGATAAATCTACATTTAGAACATTTAGTTATGAAAAAACTACTAAGGCCCTTTATTTTAATAATGCAACGGCAACTAGTTTAAATGTTATTACTTCCCCTACATCAGGAAACGGAAAAAAACATTTTGAATTTACTATTATACCTAATAAAATAAACAGAATTAATCCTATATTAAGTTCTTCTACAGCTATAACTTCTATTATATCAAGTTCAAATAATTCTAAAGGTGGGTATTTTTCAGGATCTTTTGGAACTAGTTCGAATTTTCCCGTCTATAGTGGAAGGCCCCTTACATTTTATGTAGATATAAACTCATCTACTGAATTATCCATAACAGCCTCTACTTATTTAGATAATAATATCCATAACATATCATTTACATCCTCATATAGTGGAGATAATTTTAATATAGGAACTTATGGTGTTAAAAATAACTTTTATATTCATAATTTTAAAACATATACAAGTTCACTATTTCAATCTGTAAAAGATATACATACTAAAGATCCTAACATAGTAGCTGGTAATAATACTTCATCATATTTTAATGATCTATTATACTATTCACCCCTAGGGGCTAACCTTAAAACAGAATCCTTATCTGATGGATATCATTTTGAAGATTATTCTCCTAAAAATAATAATTCAGGAAGACTTACTTTAAATGGTGACTTAGTTAGAACTAGTTATGGTAATATTCAGTATACCCACCACTTAAATACACCTGATACTGTAGGGGTAAGCATGGCATCTGAAAAAGTTAGATATGATAATGGTACTATTAATGATAATATATTATCACCTTTTATTAAAAGTGAAGAATCTTCTTTAGACCGCCAACCACCCGATTATTCTACTTTAGGAGTATTTTTTTCACCTACATTTGAAATTAATGAAGACATAATATATACCCTAGGAGGATTCAGAATGGACGATTATATAGGTAATCCTAGACATTTATCTAGTGGTAGTTATCCTGATTTAAAATCATTAAGAGATATATATGCTAATAAGGTAGATCGTAGATATAATTTCTTTGATTATATTAAAACTATTCAATATTTTGATCATACTATATTTAAGATTATTGAAGAATTTACTCCCGCTAAAGCTAATCTAAAAACTGGTTTAGTAATAGAACCCCACTATTTACAGAGGGATAAATTTCCATATGCTAATACAGATTTTTCTAATGTAGAAATTAATAATGCCAACTATTGTGGAACTGGATCAATTTCTGCTGATTATATTTTAAATGAAACAGATATTAATGTTATTAATACTTTTGATGGATCTGCGGGGAATATTGAAAATAATTTCATATATGGCGGGTATAGCAACAAATATTATAAAATAACTTCTAAATATAACCACCCAACAGAAGATAATGCTATAAATGATACAACCCAGAATTCAACATTTGCGGGAGCGGATTTTAATATAGATTCTAATAGGTCTTCAGGAGCAATATCTAATAATTTTTATCAAGGTCCTACCACATCTGCGGATTCGGATAGTGCACCCGCAGGTGATTAAAAAATAAATACATAATGCCACAAGATAATACACAAGGTACTTTAAGTTCAATGATCCCACAAGGGACCCCTGCTGCTCCTGTACAAAAGCCCCCTTCATTTGGTGCTAAATTATTAGGAAATAAAGAATTTTCTGTAGAACTAAATGATGCTGTTTTTGAAACTAAAGCTTGGAAAGGAAGTAGATATGATGGTCACCAATTGGAAGCCACTAAAATAAATACTTTTACTGCGGGTGATGTTACCTATGGTAAAACTCCTGTAATTGAAAAATATAGTAGAAATCTTTATGTTGGGAATAGAATTATAGGACATGATACTAATCCTACATTTGATAATCCTAACCCAGGTTTTAGTAAAAAATCTTTTATTAATGTTGAAGGTTATTATACTATAAATTCAGATGATACTGTAAGTAGAGTTGGAGTAAATTTTAATGATGTTAATTCTAGAAAAGGATTTGAAAGATCATTTAGAGAAGATTTTTTTATGGGATCCCAAGCATCTATTATGGTTTTAGATAAAGGTGTAGAACATAAATTAAAAAACACATATAACGTAGACTTTAATGAAGGTTTACTTTCTAGAGTAATCCAAATAAGCGGATCAGCAGTTAGTGATATATTTACCTTTGGCTCAGATACTTCTACTATTAATAATGATGGCACTATTCTTCCCGCTGTAGTTTTTTCTATCCAAATTTCTAATACTTCACTACCTAACACTACTATTACAGTTTTTGATAATAATCAAAGTAAATATTATTCTGATGTTAATGGTAGTGGAACAAATGTAATTTTAGGACCAACAGTTATTGAAAAATTTAATACATTTTTTGATACTGCTAAAAGTGAGCATCTTAAGTCTCCTTCTTCAAATAAATTTTATATGGAATTTATTTCTTCTAACCCATATAAATTTAATACTTTTTCAGAAGGATTAAAGCAAGTAAACACCTTTGAAATTGATTTTAACTCAACTATTACAGGATCTACTAATGCTGAATTTTCGGGGAGATTTAAAAATATCCCCCAATTTACTAATCCAAATGCTATAGGTAGTTTTCATTTTTATTCATTTAATGACCCAAATGCAACACCGGGTAATGTAAATATTTATAAACTAAATCCAATACCATCATTATTAGTTGATATGATAAAAGAAGAAGATTTACCAAATGGTATTGGAGATGAAGGGTTTATAATTATACCTGAAAATTTTGACCCCAGACTAAGACCCCAAATTAATAAAATTTTAAAAGATAAATTAGGTTTTGATGTTGAAGGGGGTTTTAATAGAAATGATGATTTTAATCCATTTGATGGAAGATTTTTTGGGTTTAGAGGAAGTTAAAATAAGTATAAAAGATATATATTTATAAACAAATAAAATAACTATGGGATATTTAAATAATAATACAATAATAGTAGATGCTATTTTAACTAAAAAAGGAAGAGAAGCCTTATCAAAACAGGATGGATCTTTCAATATAACCCAATTTGCTTTAGGGGATGATGAAATAGATTACACATTATTTAATGAAAATCACCCTAACGGATCACAATACTCGGGGGAAGCTATTGAAAATATGAGTATATTAGAAGCTATCCCTGATGATCGTTATATTATGAAATCTAAATTAGTTACTCTTCCTAGAGGAACCTCCAAGATGCCCGTAGTAACCGCTAATACATCTAAAATTACTCTTTCTTTAGGATCTACTACAAATGTTAATCCTACTACCCTTAATTTTAATGGTACTAGTAATTTAAAAGAACCAGGAGGATATATAGCTACTATAGGAGATCGCCGTTTACTCCAAACATTCACAGGAACCGCTGCAAAAGGAGCACGCGTGTCTAGAAGACGTCCTTATTCAAATACCCCTATAGCAGAATCAGTAGTAGGTCAGTCTTTTACTCTTACTGCTATTAATTCCCAAACACTATTTGGTACTTCTAATAAACTATTAACCTCTATTATTATAGAAGGTAGGGATAGCGGAGCTAGAGTTACGATCCCTGTAGAAATTAGTAAAGAAGTTATAGCAATAACTGCTGATCAAAATGTATCAGGAACTGTAAAATAAAAAATTAATCATGTCAACATTTGTACGTTTAACATCCGACGATATAGTAATTAACACTGAAAAGGTCTCTACTTCAACTTGGAGTAATAATGTTAATAATTTAACCACTGCTCATACTTCAAGTACCCAAGCAGTATTTACTAGTGCTACTTCTAGCGGCCAATTTTATATTGACGTATTTAATGTTGCTACTGATTCTACTTCTATTACCCCCGAAGTTCAATATTCAATATCATATGGCCATAAAAATGGAAGTGGTTCATTAGATTTTACTAATGAAACAGGATCTTTTGGTTTAAGTGCTACAAGAGATATATATGGGCAATATAGATCATTAGTATTTGGTACTGAAACTCGTAATTTTAGTTTTGATAACCACACACCAGATGATATTTATGTTTTAAATGTAGAACGAGCTAGATATAAACAATCCCTAAAACCGGGTTCTTTAAATTTTAAACTTAAAAAAGGATCTGCTGAATTATTTTTAACCGACGATTCAGTTACTACTACAGGTAGCGCAGTATTAACGAATTTAGGGAGACAATATAATATAGTTTCTGGATCTAATGGAACCATGTTAGGAACAAATCTAACAAGAGTAACAGATTCAGGTAGCTATGGATTATTTTACCCAGATGCTGGTGTAATTATCTTAAATCCAGATGCCTTAGATGCCGCTACTGCTGATAAGGGTTTAAATTTAGGTACAGCTACTAATGCTAATACTTCAGATAAGAATAATGAAAAACTGTTTAATGCTGTTTCTTCATCGGGTTATTTTATAGTAGATTCAGAAGAAACTATCTCATCTCAATTCTATTTTATAAGGGCACGTAATAAAGAATTTAACTATTCTACAAATCCTACTTTCATAGATAATAATGGTAATTTAAACTTTGATTCTATGATTGATGCTCCTAAGTCATATATTACTACAATAGGGTTATATAATGATGCTAATGAATTGCTTGCAGTAGCAAAATTAAGTCAACCTATAACTAAGGACTTTACTAAAGAAGCACTAATTAAAGTTAAACTTGATTATTAATGTTTGTATACAAGAAGCTAAAAGCTTCAGATGTGAGCCGAACTCCATTTGAGGCTCATAAACAATACAACATAACGGCTAATAATACTAGCTCGTTAGGTATAGATTTTTTTAGTGCACGTTTTAGTTCAGAAAGTAAAGATTTATTTTCTTTAAATGACCCCAATGAAACCAAAAAATATTTTCAATTAGATAAATTTTATTATAATAAAGATTTTGGTAATAATATAGGGGGATTAGAGTATGAAGATCAGGAAACTCGTTTATATAAAGAATTAAATATAATTTCTATACCCCAGGGATTATTTGGGAGTGGAATCCAAAAAAGTACCTTAAACTTATTTGAAACTTATATAGATGACTCTAAAGGAAACCTTTATGATTCTTCTATTGCCCTTACAAACTACCCTACAGATAAAGAAAGAGTTCTATATATTGCCCCTGTTAAAGGATTTAAATTAAGTAATCTTAATAAAGATTACAACACAGGATATTCCATAGTGAATGCCCCATCTACTTTAGATAAAGTCATTTATGATGATTCTCTTTATTTAAACACTGTAGAATATATTAGTAGTTCTATAACTCATTTATCTGATTTAAATTGTACTGGTATAAATTTAGAAAGCGGATATGTAAAATCACCCCATTCAAATAATATAAATTTTGGATCTAACCAAGATTTTACAATTAGTTTTTATTATAAAACCCCTACACTTTCAGGAACCAAATATTTAATAGCTAAATCTTATAGCAAAACCGTTATTAATAGTCCTGAAAATGGTAATACTAGGATAACAGGTAGTTTACAACCAACAGAAATAGATGCTGGAACCTCATATCCTTTTGAAGTTTACCTTACAGATAATCAAATTAATTTTGCTAGAGCCGATCAGGATATAACTTCTTTAGCTACTAGTTCGGCAGTTTTAAGTGATGATACTTTATATCATATAGCCTGTGTTAAAACCGGTAGTAATTTACACATATACTTAAATGGTAATTTAACGGGAAGTGATAGTGATAATACTAATATTACTAAAAATAAAGCTAATCTATATATAGGTAATAGAGGAGGAACTCGTAGTGAATATAATTCAGCGGGGGGTAATATTTCACAGTTAATGATTTTTAATAAAGGTCTTAATAATACACAAATATCTAATGTTTCTTCTTCTATAACTGGGTTGCCTTATATAGGAAATGTTTTTTATGAAAACGGATTAATAACTATTACTTCACCTAAATTTACTAATACTTTAGGTAATATAAACGAAAGTGCTTATGGTCAAGTAACTATAGGACCCACCTATGGAGTTCCAAGTGATTTTGATTTAAGAGTACTTAAGAGTGAAGGTGGTATTATATTTTCTTCTTCATTTAGGGCTTATGAGTTTTCTTTAGAAGAGGATAATGTATTTAGTGACACACTTTATAATACTATTGATTTTCAAAATACGGGGTCTTTAGGATCATTTATATCTTCCTCAAACCAAACAGGGGACTCTGTTGTAGGGAATTTTTCATTATTTGAACCCCAACCTTCCCAAGAAAGAAGTGAGACATTTTCTATAACGGCTTTTAAAACTTTCCCCCAACATAATGGGGGTATTTATAATACCCCACAAACCGTAGATATATTATCAACTAGTCAATTTCTTCACCCCTCCTCTTCTACGGGTGGTTTTAATCCTACAGACTCTACAAATATAGAAGCTAAAACAACAGTGTGGGCTGTAAGTGCATCCGAATCATCAACCCTAGTCAATACTAATATAAAAGCAAGTGCATCTCAATTTTTAATTGATGAATCCTTCCCTACATCAGATTCTTCTATATCAGATACTGAATTTTCTTACGATCAAAACACAGCAAACTCAGGGGCCTTATATATAAACAATTATGCTATTGATGGATTAGTTCTAACAGGAAGTTTAAACAATATGCCTAATTATCTTGGGTTTATAAAAAACACAGTAGGTGTATCAGGTATAAATGCTAATGGGGATACTAGAATAGGTATTCCTATTGGTGGAACCTCCGGTGGGGGAAATGGATTTATAAATTTTAGAGACGGAGGATATACATTACTTAATGCTAATGCTGATATTCAGATTGTTGATGTGCCCGAAGGATCTAATGCGTCTCTTTCATTTAAAATGACTCCTAAATTTACTAATAGTGATTCAGGGACATTTAAACAAGTTACTTATAAAATACGTTCGGGATCTGTTGTTATAGCAAGTGACTCTGCTACTATACCATTCGCTACAACCCCCCTTAGCGTAACTCCATTAACAGTGACACGTTTTATATCTGCTAGTGATGAATATGATATGACTATAGATATGGGGGGTGATCCTTCATTAGAAATGACTGAAGCTACTCTTGAGGTAATAAGCCAATTACCTGAAGAAGGAAAACTTAATAAAGTAGCTTTAATAAATAATTCTATAGTATTAGATGATAGAGATAATGATCGAACTAAAAAATATACAGTTCAAATAGATGAAATTCATACTAGTGCTTCTAACCAAGCTACAGGTCCTAATTTTAATAGTATAACTGAGGGAACTTTAAAAATAACTTTAGAGAGAGTATTTCAAGGAGTAGCTACTAATATTACAAGTTCATTATATGGTCCCGCAACAGTGTCAGGTTCTTTCTTTAAATTTATAGATCTTGATAATATAGATGGTAATGGTACTATAAATACTCATTTAAGTTATTTACGTACTAAAATAGAGTTAATTGATACTTCCTCAGAAAATACATTACAAGCTTTTAGTCCAGGTGAAGGTTTTTACATTAAAAATTTCCGAGTTAAAGAAATCAGTGGATCTATAATAGCACAAACAACAGCAAATTTAGGTTCATCTACTTCATTTATTACAAATGAACCTGTTCCTTACATGAATACATTAGGTCCAGTAAGTGAATATACTAATTCTACTTTTAATATAACCAGTGTTACTAGTCCCACACAAATAGTTTCACAATTTCCTTTGTTAACTATAGATGCTACAGGTTCTTTAGTAGAAATAGGGGCTACTGGTTCAGTACCTTCAACACCTTCTCAACTTAGTGCTAGTTATGAAACCACAGCTAGTGCAGATGGAATATATGTCTTTAGTGGGTTAAATATCAGTAATAATTTTTCTTCAGCATTTCCTCGAATTAGAATATACTCAGGAAGTACATTAGTAACTGCTTCATTTGGGGATATAAATCTTCTTGGCGCTGGATCTACCCACACTGGAATATTATTGGCATCTAGTCCTATTGGTAATGATACAAATACATTACCCACAAATAATTCAGTTGAAGTAGGGTATTTTAAAGCAGGCGATTCTATGAAAATAGAATTAGATGCTGTAGAGTCGGATGGTAATACATTAAAACCCACTCCCTCAACTGAATCTGCTAGTTTTGCACAATTAGGTGTATATTATATTACATCAAGTACCCAAGTGCTTGATCAAGAAGCTACATTACCTAATTTTTTACCAGCATATAATAAACTCCAAATACAAAGCCCCCATACTAGTTTTCCCTTCACCACAGGGAATCTTACAGCTAGTATAGTAAGTACTAGTACTAATGTTGTATATGCTACTATAGATCAACATTTATTTATTACAGCTTCGGCCCCTTCAACTCAATCAAACACATTTATAAATGTTCCTTTTGTAGTTGAAAAAACATATGATTTTAGTGCTAATTCAAGATATATAATTTCTCAGTCTTTAAACTATAATTTTACTAATGGTAATAAATTAATTTGGAGAATTGCCAGAACAGAAGACGAAGGAACCTTAAGTAATATACTTGACCACAATTACGATTTTATATCGGATAGTAATAATATTTTCAGTAGTGAAAATCAATGGGTAACAGCATCAGCTACTATAGATACTACCACTGGTGGTGAATATAAATCCCAATTCTTGTTATATAATCTTGTCCCTAATTATACTGATAATGCCTCTGTAGGAGACTTTTTAAAGTTAGCTAGTGCCTCCTTAGAAGAATATAAACCTTCAAATAGTATAGTTCGCACAGGGGGTCAATTATTTGATTCATCTAGTTTAGTAAAAATTAAATTAAAAATATCAGATAACACACCACCATTTAATGTGGGTAGTACAAACCCCCAAACTTATACTTCAACCTCTATAGAGGAAAATCCACCCTCTACTGATGAATTTACAGTCCAAAATCCATCACTTATTCAATTAAATTCTCCCATATTAGTAATAGATGGTGGTGAAATCACAGGATCTAGAGATAATGAATATAATTACTACAAGTATACATCTTCATTAAATGTAATAAGTGGCTTTAATAATGCTATGGAAGGTGGTATTCTAAATAATTTAGGAGCCTATTCTAATGCATTTAATATAAATACCGCCACTTCTAATACAATGTCTGTTGATAATGAAGTATTATTATTAGAAAATACCACTGCCAATGTTAATTATGTAACAGATAGTAATATAGATAATTTTAACCTTCAGTTTAAAAATAGTCATTTAATATTTGAGCATGAATATCAATGTACTGTTGGAGAAGATGAGTATAATTTTACACTAAATCCTTCAGCTAGAATACAGAAAAATACTACAGAAGATGGAGAATTAGCTAATTTTGCAACTGGTTCAAATTTTAAACCATATGTAACTACTATTGGTTTATATAACGAAGAAGGAGAGTTATTAGTAATAGGTAAATTAGGTCAACCAATTAAAATGTCGGATGAAACCGATACCACATTTATTGTAAGATTCGATACATGATAGTACCAAATAGTTATGAAGAATTTCCAGAAGGTACATATGGGTATGTTTATCAAACAACCCACATCCCCACTGGTAAAAAATATATTGGTAAAAAATCGCTAATATATAATTTAAAGAAAAAATTAGGTAAAAAAGAACTAGCACTCCACGAGGGTAAAGGTCGACCACCTAAATTTAAAATGGTTCAAAAAGAAAGCGATTGGAAAACCTATTATGGTTCACACCAATTTATTAAGGAAGAAGTTAAAAAAGGTAATCAAGCTGATTTTAAACGTGAAATACTCCAACCAGCTTTCTCAAAAAAGGAACTAACTTATTTAGAAAATAAATATCTATTTAGTTTAGAGGTTTTAGAAAGTAATGAATATTTAAACGACAACATTGAAGGACGATATTTTAAGAAGGATTTTGATATTTGAGCTCCCCTTCGTACCTTGGGAATATGAAGGAAGATCAATTGGTATATTTGCTCGAAAGTCTCCTAGGAAGAAGCAAAACAGCCCGAGGAGGAGACGAAGCAGTTTTTACATGTCCCAACTGTAATCACCATAAGAAAAAATTAACCCTAAATAAATTAACCCAAAAATACCAATGTTGGGTTTGTGGGTTTAAGGGAGCTAGAGCGTTACAACTCCTTAAATTTATTAAGGCCCCATATACAGCGTTTCAAGAACTACAGAGTATTGATACCCAGTATAGTTTTAAAACCAAACGGGTAGAAAAACCTAAAGACCAACTTCAATTACCTGAAGGGTTTACTACATTAATTAAAGGTAAAGGCTTAACTAGAGATAAGGCATACCATTATTTGTTATCTAGGGGGGTTACTGCCCAAGATGTGGTTAAATATAATATAGGGTATATTGAAAATGGCCCTTTAAATAATTTTATTATTATCCCTAGTTATGATAGAAACGGTTTTCTAAATTATTGGGTTGGACGTTCATTTGACCCAGATGCATACCATAAACATAAATTGCCCCCTACATCAAAAGATATTATTGGGTTTGATATGTTAGTTAATTTTAATTTACCTTTAATTTTATGTGAAGGTGCATTTGATGCTATAGCACTTAAACGTAACGCTATACCTTTATTTGGTAAACGTATTAGTAAAACTTTATATAAAGAACTTGTTAGAAGTAAAGTAAAACAAATATATCTTGCTCTAGACCAGGATGCTATTAATGATTCCCTTAAATATGCTAAGGAACTTATGGCATATGGTAAAGAAATATTTTTATTAGAGCTCCAAGATAAAGATCCAGGTGAAATAGGATTTACTGAAATGACACACATCCTACAAAATGCAAAACCACTAACTTTCCAAGGCTTAGTAGAAAAGAAAATCTTGTATCAATAATTAATATGTATTAATAAACTATAGTTTAATGAAAATAGCTTTATTGCCGGGTGGATTTAAACCACCTCATTTAGGTCATTATAATATGGCAAAATATTTAGCGGATTTTGCCGATAAAGTTATAGTTCGTATTGGGCAAAAAGAAAGAGAGGGTATAGGGTCTAAATTAGCTTTAGAAGTATGGAATTTTTATAAAGAGTTTGATCCTGACTCACGTGCTAAAAAATTAATTATAAGTGTAGCACAATCACCTTCTCCTGTAAAAGATGTGTATGATTTTGTAGAAACAATAGCCCCTGAAGGATCTACAGTTATTTTAGGTATGGGTGAAAAAGATGCTAAAGATGGGCGTTATAATAATATCCCTAAATTTGCTGAACCTCGCAATATTAATGCAGAAATTGAATTAGTTCCACCACAAGCCGGGGGTATTTCAGGTACTCGTATGAGAGAAATTATTAAATCTAATAATAAAAAAGAATTTTTTAAATATATTCCAGAATTTTTACCCGAAGAAATTAAAGAAGAACTTTGGACTAAACTAGTAGATAGTACTATGCCTACTAAGGTAGATGAAATGATGATGGGTACTATGAATAGAGAGGAAATGGCCAAACATATGGCTAATATGAAAAAGTTACGTAAATTCTTTTCTAAACAAGGAGACCAAATGTATCAAATTCCTGATAAGTTAACCAAAGGATTACGCAGAAAATTATATGAAGGTAGCAAATATGATGAAGGTACTGTAAAGATACAACGCCTTATATTTACTGAATTTAAAGACCAATTAGGTAAGTCTTTTAAAAACAAAGAATGGTCTGAATATTGGTTAGAGGGACCAGAATATGTGATATTTTTTGATATAGGTGTAGAATTTATACCTAAAAAAATGTTAATCCCATATTCCATAGAAGGTGATGCCGGTGAGGATGATATACAAATCAAAATTACCTATAATCCCGAATCATTCCCTGAATCATTTAATGACCTTAATGCAGAAATTAAAGAAACAGTAAGACACGAATTAGAACACTTAGCTCAATATAATTTTCCTAATAAAGAATCATTTGAAAAATATAAAGGTAAAATACCATTTTATAAATATCTCATTTTAAACCATGAAACCCCAGCATTTGTTAGAGGCTTAAATAAAAGAGCTAAATTTAAAAAAATTAGTTTAAGTGCTGCATTTGAAGAATTTTTTGATGATTTTGTAGATCAATTTAAGAGTGAAGATGAAATTAACACTGTAAGACAAACTTGGACTAATTACGCTCAAGAAAATCTACCGGGGGTTAATTTAAAAGAAGGTGATACCTACGAAAAAATGGCTGCTAAAGGTAAAAAAGCGGGCAATTTAAAACAGGGTACAGTTAGAAAACGTTTAAATATCCCTAAAGGCGAAAAGATACCTTTATCATTAATCAATAAAGAGTTATCACGTCTTAAAAAAATGGATAAAAGGAGTGCTAAAAATCAAAAATATTATAAAGCACTTACATTAGCTAAGACGCTGAAAACTACAACTCATAAAGAAAACATAGACCCTAAAGCTCAAAAGAAACATAAAGGTAAAGCTGCCCCCTATGGTTCCGCTTATGAACCCGTAGATGAAAATTTCCCACCATATAAGGCAAACCAAGTATCCCAAGTTAGATATAAAGCAAGCGATACATTTACTAACGATCGTAAA